TTATATATTAATCGGTGGATAGCCTGCTTTCATCAACTCAAGGTTCACTAACAATCTCCCAGTTCTACCATTGCCATCAATAAAAGGATGAATCCCTTCAAACTCAATATGAAACTTCGCCAATCTCAATACAATATGTTCATCACTTTCTTGATATCTTTTCATCAAATCTACCATGTGCGGTAAAATTAAGTATGGTTGTACTGGTTCATGTGCTGCACCCATGATACGTACTGGAACTTTTCTATAAATCCCTCTATCCTCTTTTTTATCGGAACATTAACAAGTTATCGGAACAACATATTGGTGATTATCGGAACAATAAGACTACTTGCTCTTCTCCTTAAATATAGAAAAAAGAATCTAGAAATTTTCGTAATTTCTAGATTCTTATATATTTTATGCTTAGGCTCAATCTCGCCAATCCAACTCTGACCACTCGTCTCTCAAGATACCAAATTTAACTGAATCCCAGTATTGATTTTGCCAAAAACGAACCTTGCGAATTCTACCTTCTTCAGTCGATTCTCTCTAACTGAGGCTTACGACATTCACCAATGACGAGTGGTGTCCGCTCAACTAAGACTTCGCTAAATTCCAGTCCGAACCATCTCGCTGGTGTCACCGTGATTTGACGAATGGCAAATTTGGTTTGCATAATCAAACGTGACCAGTTAGACAATTCACCGGCATGAGAAAGCTCTTCATTGAGCATGACAAATCTAAAGTCACCGACTTCACGATTTTCAGAGACTGAGTAAGTCTGTACTTGTTTTTTAATTTCACCTGATGCCATCAATTCTGATACAATCTGACGTAGATAGACATTAACTGACTGACTCACTCTAAATCCTAAGTGCAATTTGACAAGCACCACATAATCAGTTCCCAGTGTGTCAATTTCATACTGTTTGGTGAAAGGTTCGTCTGTAACAGAAACGTTGACAAACCAATATACATGAGCACGTTTCGGATTTCTATCCAATATAGAATATAGAATTGGCGCATCTATTTCATCATCCACCATGTACTTGGTTAAATAAACGACATTGGTTTGCAAGATAGGGAGTGAGTGATCGTTTCTCAAATGATCCAGTTGAGATAGGTAATCTTTGACAGGCAGATGCTCAACTAAACCGTCTGTAATCTGACTACCCTTGTACCAAATATACATGATCACGATAATGGCAAGTGCGATCAAGACCGCGACATAACCACCATGCACAAACTTGTCCAAACTTGACAGCAAGAATATCATCTCGATACCAGCAAAAAAAATCGGTACAGCAATCGCAAAGAATGCCTTGGCACGTGTCTTCAAATAATAATGCAGTAAGAAGGTGGTCATGAGCATAGTCACTGTGATTGACAGGCCATATGCTGCTTCCATTTTTGTAGACGATTGGAAAACAATCACAACGATAGATGTCGTTACCCATAATAAGAAGTTGACGACTGGAATATATTGTTGATTACGACTCTTACCAGGATAAAGGACATGCAAGCGTGGCAAAATTTTCAAGCGCATGGCTTCGCTGACAAGTGTGAAAGAACCCGTGATTAAGGCCTGAGATGCGATAATCGCAGCCAACGTCGCAAAGAGCACTGCTAAAGGCATCAAGGGATCCGCAATCATTTGGAAAAATGGATTCATCTCTTTGAATTGATGAATGTCAGTTGATAAGAGATAAGCGACTTGACCAAAGTAATTGATGATCAAGCTGATTTTGACATAGGGCCAGCTTAAATGAATATTCGATTTCCCAACATGGCCTAGGTCACTGTACAATGCTTCTGCGCCTGTTGTGGCTAAAAAGACATTGCCTAGAATGAATAGGCCCAAGTGATTATCAGGACTAAATAATAGCTTGATGCCATAGATTGGATTTAAAGCTCTTAAAACGGATAGATCTTGGAGCAAGTTGGCAAAACCTGAAACCAAAAGGAAGGTAAACCAAAGGAACATGATTGGCCCAAATAATTTACCGACCGTATCCGTCCCAAAGCGTTGAAAACTAAAGAGGATTAATAGAATGGCCAAGGTAATGACCACAATCACTTCCTGCGAATAGCCAAAAATTTCAGTAAAAATCGGCAGTGTGCGTAAGCCTTCTATGGCACTAGTAACTGTAACCGCTGGTGTTAAAACACCATCCGCAAGGAGGGCTGCACCACCAATAATAGCAGGAATAATTAAAAATTTACCCATGGGTCGAACGAGCGCATAAAGTGAAAAAATGCCGCCTTCGCCTTTATTATCAGCATTCAGCGCAATCATGACGTATTTGACGGTTGTGAGTAGTGTAATCGTCCAAAAAATCAAGGACACACTGCCGAGTAAAAAGTTCTCATTAATCTCGCCATGATTGCCTGCGATCAGGCCTTTCATGACATAAAGTGGGCTAGTACCAATATCACCATAGACGATCCCCATGGCTATCAATAGGCCAGCAGTTGACCACTTTTTATTTATCTTCTTCATTTCTAAATACCTTCCTCGGAAATTTTAGGCGCAAAAAAAACCTAAATGTCCTGATCATTTCTGTTGAAATATAGAACACCTAAGTCTTGCAATTTAAGAATAAACCAGTGATAATAACTTACCACAGAAATGTTGATTTATTCAGTCGTATACGACCTGCTACTCCCTTAAGTCAATAGAGTCATTTTAACAGGATAGTGGGGTGGTGTCAAGAGCAAACCACTAAATAAAGTCGATTAATATTTTAAATAATTATACCAGTTTTTTAAGGGAAAATCAACAAAACCATCCAGAATTACAACGTGTTTTTTCACATAAAAAAAACACCTCGGAAATCATCCAAGATGCTTATTATATCCTACCCAAAATCAATTTTGAAAAATATATTCTTATTCAAACTTTCATCTTTATTGTCAAAAAATGGATAGCCGTAAATTTTCAATTGTTCCTTTTTCTTGTCAATTTTGTCTATTTCTGTTTTGGTTTCAGCTTTAATCTCATCAATAATCTTAACATTATCGACACCTTCACTCCAACCTAAGAAAGTTAATCTTGTGCCTACCGACCCAAACCAATTTTCTAATTCTGCAAGTGATGTGTAAGGTTCTCTAGCTCCTCTGTGTACCTCGCTATCATGAATCTGCATAACTCCATTATCATCCACAAACGCAATCGCTACATGCCCTTGCCCTTGATAGTCTCCGTTGTCAATACTCCAAAACATTATGAACCATACATTTTTGGGATAGTCTTGATTTTCATGCACCCAATTTTTTTCTTTTGCTTGATCATGTGCTATTTGTGCATTAAGCGTGCGATACTGTGAAGGTATATTTATTGTATTGTCCACATACAGCAAACAATAACTTGCAATAGCAGTCGTTGCAACTAATGGCATAATTAATTGTTTATACATTTATCCTCCTTTTTATTTTTGGTCTAGCTCGTCAATTTTAATACCCTTTTTCTTCAAAAAGCTCACAAATTCTTGAAACATTGGGTTTAACTGTGTTATGAGCTGTATCATACGCATAAGAAAGAATAACAAAGCTAAATTGATTATCATCGCCACTTCATTTTCGAACGCTTTATCTTTTGAGAAATTGTAAAATTCGTAAACGATCCAGAAAATAGCGATTGTAGTCATATCTATGACTGCTCTGCGTTTCAATGGCGGGTTCATGTTCTCGCCATCCTTCAGCCAAGTTAAAAGCAAAATAATCAGTATCAAGCCCGATATCCCTAATAATTTATATTCCATTCATGCCCCCTACTCCGTTACCCATGCGCCAGATACATGAAAAGTATAGCCTACATTCATACCGCCTGACACGATTCTAACATTACCATCCGCCGCAACAAGATAACTGCCCCACTGGTTGTTATTGCCTTGAACTTTAATAATAGCTTCATTATTTAATCTCGGTCTAAATCCCTCGGGTACTTTGACACCTATGTTGAACCCACCTGTCCCACCTGCATTGCTTGACGGTGTAGTTGTTCCATTGGCAAATATCATGCCATTTTTCTTTGTTAAAGTCACTGACATGCCCCACCCCAAATCAATGATTGTGCTCTCAATCGGTTGAGTAATTGCGTTTACTTCTAATGCGTCTAACGCTACTTTTTGCGCTTTCTGGGTTGTACTAACAACACTAATACCGTTTGTTATAACTACTTCAACACATCTTTTGATTATGCCACTTTTGCTGTTTATATCAGTATTGTTTGAGTTGTCTTGCGCTTCAACTGTCATAAAAACTGGACTTGTCAAATTGCTCAAGTCAATATTGACATGAACAAAGTTAGTTGTATTTGCGTTTAATGTTAGTGTGTGTGCTTTTAGTTCAAAATACGCACCTGCTAACACAAAGCTTGTATCTGTATAGATTCGGTTTAAACCTGTATTTGTTGGTGCTGTCCAATGTTGCATTTTGAATGCGCTGTAGTCCATGCCACCCAACATTAAATATAATCGTCTGTCTGCCGTTGCTGAAACTGGGAACTCAGTCCCAGATGGGCTGAAAAATGTATAATTTTTTATTGTCATTTTTATTTTCTCCTTTTTATTTGTATATTCTTCGTGTTATAACTGCGTCTTGAAAAACTGGGTAATCTGTTATGCTCAACTCCATCAGCCTGAACCCTTTACCGCCTGTTTCATAGCCACCAATGCTGACACCTTGACCAATTCTGTAGTTAAGTGGTGTATCTATTAAAACCGTGTTACCATCTATTTTGGTTATGTTGCCTGGTAGAATTTCGTTGTGATCTAATCTTAGTTCAACGTTGTCAATCAAGTCATTAATTCGATATTGTCCGCCAAGTTTAGCGTAATATTTCATTTGTTACCTCCTTCGATAAATAATAGTCTTTCATTTCTAAGCCCGCCATCACTTTCAAAATAAGCCCTGTCCGCAATATAACCTTGATACAATTGACCTTGATAGTACATATTCGCAAGGTCATTCACATATAATTTCAACAATTCATTTTGATTAAAAAATATGTTAGCGACTGTCGTATCTTTTGTTATCAACGCCTTAATTTCTGCTATGCTAGGCTGTTCATCGAAAAAGCTTGTTTTCACAAGTCTTTGTTGTGGTAAATCTGAGCCATCTCCGCTATAGTCGTTTAAGTTAATAACGCTGTTGTTGTCGTCAATCGTGTAACTCAAAGGCTGTGAGGGATAAGCATCATTTGATTTCACATAAGCATTAAGAAAATTGTAATTGCTACGCTGGATCAGTGTTTCAAATTCAACTGATGGATTCTGAACACCACTTATCATTGTTGTGATTGTCTGCCTATCCCAAGTTCTCGATGCTAAGACTGTTTTAATTTCATTATTTTTAACGATCGAAAATGGCTGTCTCTTAATAACCCTAAACATATCACTCGCTATCTTTTCTGCTGTGTCACTGTCACTTTTTCTATTATATTTAACTTGTTGTTGCAACTCGTTTTGATTCGCTATCAAGCCATTATTTACAAGTGAAACAATTTTGGGGTTTGTGATGGTGTTTAATACTGACAAGCTTGAGCCACTCAAGATATTTGTGGGTACTTCAACACCGTCTATCATTGCCCAAAAATAGTTTTTCAATGTTGCTTTGTTGCTGTCGTCAATATCCGTCACAACATATAAAAGATTCAAGTCAAACTTTTCTGTTTTTGTTTCACTTGTTGCAAGTGTGTAACTATCGTCAATCAAGATTTCAACCACATCCCCAATTTCAGCCTTAATGCTTAGTGTGGCTGTGCTTGTGTATTTATATCCTGTCTGCCATAATTCGTAATTGAGCGCCACACCTCTAGCTTTGACAATGAAATTAGATGGCTTGTTTGGATTAAAATTATTGTATAGATTAAATTCTAGCATTACACAAAATCCACCTTTCGTTTTATATTCATTTCAACGCTATCAAGATTCACAAGTTCCATTGTGCCTTTTTTGAAAATCCGTGTTCTGAATTTTTGAAAATCTAACGCTGAAAACATATTAACCGCTATTCCATTAGTCACTGTCTGATAATATTCATCATTAGTATCGGTGTTCAATTGAATATAATCAGGCTTGTTTGCTGTATTGAAAATGATACTTGTATACTCGTTAGCTTGTTCGTCCAAAAATCTAACTCCGTATTTTTTAACATCTGAATTTGATGGTGTAAGCCTAGCAACAAAACTGAAAACATTTTCTTCAATCTTCCATTTGCTGAATCGATCAATGTTATCTTCGGTTGTATAAACATAGGCACTATCAGTATATGTGTACCGTGAATTAGTATATATCTTTGTCTTATCACTAAAATCAGCATTCTTGAATTTCGAAAAAGTTAATTGTTCGAAAGTGTACCATTTATTTATCACATCAAAACTTATCGTTTCCGAGAAAGTTCCGCTTTGTCCATAACCCTCTGTTTTGCTGACTTTTGCAAGCTTTACATCTGCATAGTATGTGCCTTGTTCTGAGGTGTATTCAATCGTCACATACTTTTGAGCCAAAATTAAGCTCACAAATTCATTCATCAGATTGTAGTTTTCTTTCAAATCATCCCCAAAAGTTTCTAAACGAAAATCCATTGATGGATGGCTTACAGCTGTATCGCCAAACACTCCCAAACCTTGTGATGACCAAATGTTAGTATTTGTTACTATGCCCAAATCACTGGGCTGATATAGTCTTATTTTGCCGTTGGTTAGGTCAATTATTTGGTTATCTGAACCATCCAGATTTGTATGAATCTTATATTGTCTTACCATGTTTCTCCTTTCTATGCTCTGCCCAATTCAAACTCTCGTCTGACTGCTCTAGCGATCGCCGTTGGGTCTTGATTATTTCCTGCGTTTATAGTGAAGCTGTTTTCGTATTTGTTTTGAACATTTGAACTGTTCTGAGTAAGTCCTCGTGCCTTCAAATCTGCAAATTCTCGTTGCATAATCACTGAACTACCGCCAAAAAATCCCTTGACTTTATCGGTTATACCGCTGATTGTGCCTGTGACTTTTTCGATCGTGTCGGTGATACCTTTGAATACATTACTAACAGTCTTACCGATTCCGTCAAAAATATCACCGAACCATTTGCCAACGTTGCCAAAAACTGAGGTTATACCGTTCCAAGCATCTTGCGCAAATCGTCCAAATCCACTAAATACATTGCCTACTGCACTGCTTACACCGCTGAATATTCCTGAAAACCATCCACCGATTGCTGAGAATACTGACACAATGCCATTCCAAGCATTACTTGCAAATTGTCCGATTGCACTGAATACTGTGCTTACAACCGCTGATACTGCATTCCAAATCGGACTAAAGAATCCGACAACTGCACCAAAAATTGTTGTGATACCTGACCAAACTAACCTTGCACCCGCCAAAATTAACTGCCATGCAAGTTCTACAACTGCTCCGACCAATCCAAATATAGCTGAAAAGAAATCAACAAAAGGTGCAAAGAAATTCATGATTGCCGTTGCGATACCGCCGATAAAGTCCACGATACCTTGCCAAATTGCGCTTGCTGTTGTTGTAATACCTGTCCACAATTCAGAAAACCATGTACCCAATCCTGAAAAGAAATCTTTAATTCCTTCCCATGCGCCTTTTAACCACTCGATAAAGTTAGCCCAAATTTCCTTGCCCAATTTTGTCTGAGTAAAGAAATAGATTAGACCTGCAACAAGTGCTGTGATAGCCACGACTAACAACATGATTGGGTTTAAAGCCATGACCGCATTAAAAATAGCCATTGCTGCTGATGCTAGTTTGATTATGCCCGTTACAACTTTAAACGCAACAAATGCACCGATCAATCCCATTACTGCCGACCTTGCTATATCTCCTGCTGTTCCTGAATCTGTCAGCAAATCAGACACAAATTTGATTACATCTGCAACTATTTTTACTGCGTCTGCAAGCAACTTAAACGCACCTGCAATCAATCCAATCGCTCCGCTTGTTCCATCACTTTTTGATATGAAATCACCAATCATATCTGTCACAGGTTGAAATGCAGACTTGATTGAATCAAATGCACTTTTTAATATTCCGATTGCTCCAGTGTTTTCTATCGCCTGCCACAAGTCTTTAAACCACTGAATAACTGAGGGTATGCTGTCCGCAATACCGTTTACAATGTCCGTGACAATTGGTGTGATAGCATCTAAGGCGGGCAACAAAGCGTTACTAATAGTCTCATCAAGACTATCAAAACTATCTTTAATCGTTTCTGTTCCGCTACCGCCTGCTTTCCCAAGCGTCTGTAAAGCTGTATCAAGCATATCAACTGATACTGCACCTTTTTCACTTGCTTCTGCAAATGAGCCAAACGATTTCAACGCTGGGTTTTTCATGATTTCAGTTTTAAGCGCTGAACCCAAAGCTGTGTTAGCATCGGTTAATTGATTGATATTTTCTGCTGATACCTTGCCAGATGCTGACATCTGAGAATAAGCCTGAGATACAGATTTCAAGTCTTCACTTGTACCGCCAAACGCTTGATTGGCTCTGATTAAGCTGTCAACCTTGTTACCTGCGACATCTGAACTGTTACCAAGACCAATAAACGTTGTGGCTAGTTTCACAGCGTCACTAGCATTAGCGTTGGTATCTTGTGCAAGTTTCTGCATGCGTTTAGATAGCCCATCAAATTCTGAGCCATTGCCTGAAAAATTCATTGTGTTTTTTAGGGCTATCATTGATTTTTGGGTGTCTACTGCTCCGCCTATCCAATCGCCAAATTTGTTTCCAACCGTGCTTGCTATCTTACTGCCGATTTCTAAAAGCGCCCCGATTGCAATTGTTTTGAGACTTCCAAATCCATTTTTAACTTTTTCAAGACCATTTTCAGCCTCATCAGTTTTTAAATTTAGCTTGAATTTCCCACCTGCAATTTGCGCATCAAGATTTTTTATGTCTTGTTGCAAGTAACCTGCTCGTGTCTCTGCCGTCTGCAAGTCTCTACTTAATTGTAAAAACTTTTTCTGCCCATCTGGTGTTGACTTATCAATCCCTGAAATTTCCGACTTCAACTGTGAAGCTTTATTTTTTGTTTGCTCTAGCTGAGCTCTAAAATTTCCTTGTAGCTTAGCCATCAACTGCGTGTTTGTCGGGTCAAGCTTTAAAGCGCCTTTCAGCCCACTTGCTTCACTTTTCAGCGCACTCATTGCTGTGTTTATGCCCTTCAAGCTATTCTCAAAACTTGCTGTATTGCCGTATATCTCAACCTCAAATTTTGCATTTGCCATTATTTTTTACCTCCTTTTTTATTTTTCTTCGCTTCTTGTTCTCTTTTTTCTGCTACTCTGTTCATTATTTCAATTACTAATTCTGTTTCCATTTCATAGAATTGCTGTAAATTCATCTCGCTGTTGACTATACTGACAAGCAAATCAAGCGTTTTATTTTCATGTGTTTCTTTCTTGAATCTTGATGGCGCTTCAATTATTTCATCAATTTCATTTACCTCAACAATATTTGAGTTCAATGTCGGTATTTGAGTAAGATACACGTGTGCTAATTCTTCGCTTGTTGGCAACGTTGTTTCATTTGTTATTTCATTGCTATCAGCCCACAACACAAGCAAATTATCTGATATAGTTTCAATGACCTCTGTGAAATCATTCGGTAAATCAAAGTCTAACATCAAGAATTTCATGTATTCTTTTTGTTTTTTAAGGTCTGAAAATATGTCATGTCCTGTTAGCTCGTAATATCGAATTGCATCCTTTAACTTCATTTTTACCCCCTTTCTACAAAAAAAGACGATACACTAAAATGTATATCGCCCCTTTCTTATTATCCTGCAAATTCTTCTTTGAATTTTTCCATCAAAGTTTTGATTGTTTCATCCGCTGTGTCAAACTCACCAGATTGCTCAAACTCTTTAAAGTCTTGTTTAGCTTTTTGCAAGTCAGACTGATAAAAAGCAAGGTAAAGACCCACTTGAATATACTCGATCAAATCAGTCAAGTCGTTTGCTTCCTCGTCCTTTTGCTTTCTCTCAAGCTGTTTGCTTGCTCGCATAACATCTTGACCAGTAATCATTTTGAATTTTCTTGCCGTGCTAAGTTTCTTCATCTGTTCTTCACCTTACTTTCTTTGATTATTCGCCTGTTGGGATGACCGTATCGGGGAACATCACAAACAATTCTGCATTCATCATCTTTTCAAACTCGATTGCTTGATCGCCCCAAACTTCGTAACTTACGCTTGCGGGTGTTTTACCTTGTGAACGATAAGCGGGTGTGCCTGATGCGCTGACTGGTAAAGTATATTGAATTGGATCAACACCGTCGCTTGAATCTGTTTCTGATTCTCCGCCTGCGTCTGCTGTAGCCTTTAAACTAGGGTAAACATTGATTTTATAACCATCAACGACACCATCCGCTGTTTTTTTGCGTGCTTTATTCACATACTGCACAATGAAATCACTGTAGTTGCCTGTACTGATATAGCCCAAGCCATTTTCTGACTTAACTTGTCCCATCAAATCTTCTGCAACACCTTGATCCAATTGCATAAACACCATTTCGCCTTGTAGCAACGTTGCACCTTTTTTAGAACCGTGGTCTGAAATATCATCTGCTGCAAAATTACTTGTTTCCGCTTGATCCTCCATTTCGCCAACTGACACAAGCCCTGTGACCAATTTAATATTTTTAGCAACTGGTTTAGCTCCTGTGCTGTCTAATTTTGCTACTAACAAGCCTTCGTTGCCCCAAAAAATCTTGCGTTCTCCGTATTTTAAATTTAATGCCATTTATAATGACCTCTTTTCTTTCTATAATTTAATTGTTGTTGCGTACATCTCAGCATTTTTCAAAATCTTCTTAATCGCTCGTGTACCTTTTTTTGTTACCAAGAAATACATACCGTGGTAGCCCTTGCTGTAATTTGCTCGTGTTCCGTCACTTACTTTCTTGCCTTTGCCATTCGGTGAAATCTTGATATTAGATGCTAACTGACCTGTATTGCGATACTTAGAATAAGTGTAACGCTTGCCATTCCTGCCACCAAATACTAACTTGCGCCTAGATGCTGTCAAGGCTTCACTTTTTAACTGAGTTTCAAAATATTCAGCCATTTTCTGCGTTACTTCGTCACTAAACTGATTAGCAATAGCTTTAGTGTCTATTCCATTCATTCCCATGCTTGACCCTTTTGACCTGTAGGCAAGTAAACTGAGCCTGAAAATGAATATAGGTGTGAACTATCTGAGTAGTCAACATATTCAAGCCCACCGCTTAACAATTCTGATAACTGTTGAACTAAGTGACTGTCAACATCGGTTACGCTTGCAACAACATTATAAGTGTAGCCAATTACCCAACTAAAGCCATCCGCTTTAGTTTTCTTGCTACCTGCTAGTGTGATATAAACAGTGTCAGCTGTGATAGTGTCTTTAACACCCAAGATAATGTCCTGAAAGCCAATGGTTGAGAGGGTTTCCATAAACTCCGTGTAAGAATTAAATACCATTTGCAACCACCCCTTCCAAGATTATCTTGTTTGTCTTAGTGTCTCGTTCCCAAACAGTTCGCTTGTATCGTGTTCCTCGTTCATCTAAGAAATAATCAAAGATTACAAATTCATAGTCACCGATATTATTTAAGCTGTACCGCACCACCTTTTTCAAGCCTTGCATAGAAAATTCATCTAAGCGTGTCTGACTAATTCGCTCTTGCTTTGCCATCAGTGTTACTAATTCAATTGTGTTTTTTTCAGCACCAGTCTTTTTCTTGACTGTCTTTTGCAATTCAATTGAAACTTGTGTGAATATCATTGTTTCGCCCTCCCATATGTCAAAAGGACAATAATGTCTTTCATTCTAGCTGTTTCGCTATTGATAAATGTAGCAGATGGCTCTGTCACCATCCGTATTCTGCAAAACGTTGCAACATAATCTTTGACAAGTTCATTTGTCTCGTCAATTGAAACATTTGCAACTTCTAGTCTAGCCAAAGCCATCTGTTTATTTGCTGAAATCTGCGCATCGTAAATTGTTACATTTTCAGGGATTCCGCAAAATTCCTTGATATATTTATTGTTCATTATTAGAATCCCTTTCTATTATTATGCGCCTGTGATTGTGATTACTGCAGCAGCCGCAAATTTTTCTACTTTACCTGCGCTGAGTGATTCTAAGAGAATTGCATTTTCGTTGGTTTTCCATTCAAAAGCGTCAACTTTAGTGAGGTCTTTCATGTCAATATGATAAGCATCTTGAACAAGTACTGTTGGTTTGAGTGCTTTAGAACCTGTGTAAACGATTAGCTCATCAACGCCAACTTCGCTTGCAATTTCAGCGTCTGAGTTACGAACTCGTGCATTTGCGTTTAACGCTCTAACTTCTGCCAAGATAGCTTTTCTTTGAACTGCTGTAACAATAAGATATTTAGTGCCTGCTGTAGCTCGTGTGAAATCTACAGCATCTTCAATACCATCAACATATTTTGCTGATGTAATTTTCTTAACTTTTTTTGCGTCTTTTTCGTTAGCCAATGATACAAATCCATTCGTTCCATCGCCTTCAACCAATGCCAAATCTACCGCTTTATTAACGATTGCTTGAGTCAACTCAGCAACGATAGTTTGATAAATTTCATCAAAATTTGCATTAAGCTGTTTTGCTCGTTCTGAGATTGTTTGAATCTTGTAAATCATCGATGGTGAAATAGCATCAACTGTGAGAACCGCTGATTTTACTGTTTTTTCTGTGCCTTCTGCGTGTACTTGCGCTTCATCTGCTGAATCAAGACCTTGTGTTACAAGCAATGCACCAACACTTGTTACTTTGAACGCTTTGAAAACTGGGTTAGTGTTTGTCAATGCTGATTCGATTGATGAAACAAGGCGAGTAGGCAATACAAGTGATTCATCTTTAATCTCCAAGCCATTCTCAGCAAGTTTTGCATTCCATTTGTTGGCAACTTCTGCTTTGTTGTTTGAATTTTTTAAAACATCCATAAAGTCAGCGATTGAGTTTTTAGTTTCGATATATTTTTTTGTCATTGTGATTTCTCCGTTATTTTCGTTTAATTTATTTTGTGCGTTTGAAATTTTAATTTCGTTTTCTTGATATTCTGCATCAAGTTTTTCAGCGTTGCCAAGTGAATTTTCAGCTAAAATCAAGCCTTTAATTTCGTTGTTTCGCAACGTTAAATCTTTAACAGATTTTTCCAATTCGATTTTTTCAATTTTATTCATATTTAGCTTTTAACTCCTTTAGCTTGTTTTCAGCCAATTGTTTTGCTTGTTTGTCTTCCCTGAGTTCATTAGCAATTAATTTTGCATCTGAATCAGCGCCGACCGATACAAGACTGACTTCATTCATGGTTGCACGCTGAACAACAATAGCATCATCATCTTCGCTAAAATCATAATCTGTAATGTAATAACTGATTGACACACTATCATAAACACCATTTTTAATAGCTTTGATAATGTCTGCTTTAGTTGAATAAATTGTGATTTCTGAGATATAAGCTTGTTGTTCTGAATCAAAAGCCGTTTTAACCTCGCCCAACAAATCTGTTCCTTGATGATTAAACAAAAATGGATAAGTCTCTCTTTGAAACTCGATCACATCACCGTCAAGAATCAAGCCGTTATCATTCACAACATTCGCATGTGCTACAACCGCTTTAATTTGATAGTCACCGTTTTCATTTTCGCTTACTTCGTTTGTTGCAAGTTTTAACGTTGCAACGTTGTTAATTAGTTTTTTCATTTGTCTCCTTTTCTTCATTTTCTAATTCAGAAAAATCTTTTATAATTTTGCTGTTCAAGTTAGTCATGTAAATATCTCCGCCCTCGATAGCTTCTAAGCCTAGCAATACACGCAATTCATTCAAGTTCAACAATGGTGCTTGTGTGTTTTCATGAATAAGCGATAACATGTTATCAATTGATGCAAACTTAAATAGCTGATTATCAATTACTATGCGTTCATAGTATTGATTACCCTTGATTTTTCTGCGTTTAGTTGTACTAATAAGCTTATAAGTTAGCTCTTTTTCAAGTTGATTCAAAAGCGGTACTATAGTACTTTGATAGAAATAAATTTGTTCTTCCTGACTTGCTGTGCCATCCAGAATTGTTTCACTCATAAAATAGCTTGATAGCAATTCACTTTTAATCAGCTTGATTTCTTCATCATTCAGCACGCTGTAACTATTACTAAACTCTTTTATTTCTGTCTTGTCATCCGTAACCGTTAAGCCATTGACTGAACCAATTCTTTGCATTTGTGACAACGTGTTCTGTGCTTTTTGAACAAACTCATCACTTTCTGTGTCAATGAGACCATTTATTTTTAACTGACCCTTGATTCTGCCTTGCTGTAATTTCTGAGCAATAGAACTAAGTGTACTATCTAATATGCTCGTATTTGAATTAATAAAAAACGGACTGACCAAGTTAACTGTTTCGTCTGTGTTAACATCTTCATCTTCATTTATCAGCAAATCAATCAAAGTACCATCCTTGTCATAAGTCGGTTTTAGATAAATTTGTCGTGTTCTCATCAGCTTTCTAGTCACATCAGACCAAAAATCAACACTATTAAGGTGACCTTTACTTTTCCAGTTAAGTACTTCATCAATATCACTACCGTCCATTGATTGCAATGTATCAATACCATTTTCATTCTTCTTGTATTTCACATGTTGAAAATTGAGCTTACTGATTTCCGTGGCAATCTTAGCACTAATGTTATTGTAGAATCCTGAGGTTGCGCTAACTGCTTCATCACTCCACCCAACCGCTCTTTGTGTTTGTTGATTCACCTTTGAACTCTGAATTTTCACGGCTTTACCAAATAAATTAAATTCCATTTTTCACCTCCTTTCATTAATAAAATAATCGTTCTGTGTTTCTCTTGTCTTTTCTTGTTTTTCTGTTGTGACACGCATGACATAGCAACTGTAAATTATCGGGGTTATATGCAATGTTCCAATCATCCACATTATCCCAAGTCAATTCTTGAATGTGATCGACTTCATAATATTTCTCGCTGAAACTATGACACTTTTGACATGTCATCTTATCTCGTTTTCTTATGTCGTCTCGTGTCTTTATCCACTTGCTACCTGAATAAAAGCCTGAATCTCTTATTGTATCTGCACTATAATTCATCACTCACCATCACTTGCATAGCCATGACTGATGCGACCACTGGGTCAATTTTCTCATCCTGTGACTTCTTCTTTAACATCAAATCGCCTGAGGTTCCGATTCTCACCGCAACATTCATTAAGCTCCATTCCATTAATGATTGATTGTGTAATAGGTTGCCATTTTCAATTTGTGCTTTAAATATTTGAATGTAGTCTGACATTGCAAAGCCCTGCCTTATCGGTACTTGTTTATCACCCTCTTTGTCATAAAAATACAAGTCAATTAAAGCCTTTAAGTTTTCGTATCGACTGGGATCATAACCAATTTTAGTTAATTTAGCTTTAGTTTTTGTTTTGAATTGTTTCATATACGCTATTATGTCCGTTGCTCGTATATAGTCACTTTCCAAAATTATCAAACTGCCCTCAGCTTCAAATCTCGTATATAACTCTTGTTGTTCAATGTCACAACTATCAAAGTTTTTCTGAGTTGTGAAACTAATCGTGTGTAGATAATAACTGTCGTTAGGCTTACACAAGAAAGCAACTGTTGTGAGGTCATTGCTTAATGACAAGTCAATCCCAACATAAGTTTTAACGTTGTTGAAAACCGACAAATCAAAATCACGCTTAACAGTTTCGCCTGCTGTAAAGTAATAAGCTACATCATTCATTGCTAAGCCCATGTTCATAGCCAAAAATTTAACCTGTAAAATAGGGTCTTGCTTTGATAATTCGTATTCTTCTTCAACCGCCTGCATTGACGGTAGATAACCAATTAGTGGCAATGCCATCGACCAATTTCGTTTATCCTTAACTTGCCCTTTTTCTTCAAGCCTATAAAGCAAAGCAACTGACCTATCATTATCAAATTCTTCCTGGCTCGTAAAACGCTTAATCATAGTATCGTATAAGCCGTTTCTTTTCGTTCCGCCTGATGTTATGTAAATACTTTGCCAATTCTTCTGCTTCTGCCGACTGCCCTTGTTGACCGCTTCCGTAATGTCGCTTGTGTAGGTATGGACTTCGTCAAAAATATTAAGACTGGTATTACCGCCTTGCGCCCTGTTTGTATCGTTTGTTTGCTTGATAAACTTAGTCAAAAGTGGCTGAAATAATAGACCTGTTTTAGTTGACTTGAATTGATTATTGTCGCTTAACTCAGATAACAAAGGGCTTGTTTTAGCCTGATTTTTCACCTGTTCGTAAACATGCTTCGCTTGATTATTATCGTATGCTATTACTTGTGCTTCACCACCGAACTGCCCACTCAAAAGCATCCAGTTAAGAACTCTAGTTGCCATTAACGAACTCTTGCCCGTACCTCTGCCCACATTCAAGAAAACTTCATTTACAAGCTGTACTTGTTCGCCTTTTTCGTTTATCATGTCGTACCCAAGCATCAGCTCAATCCACCATTTTTGTGTAGGTAGCAAGACAATAGGTTTGAGATCACCCGTGGTCAGCATGAAATTTTCTTGTGTGAAATCAATAAACTGTTCAACTCTGTCAAGTCTGTATATATATTTCTTATGAATGCGTATTTGTTTCTGAATTTGTTTCTTGATATCTGCATTAATCAAGTAACCATTTTCTTTGTTCCATTTCAACATTTGATTGAGATATTTCATTATTCCACCTCGTCTAAATCAGGCGGTACATCATATTCAATTGCTTCTTGCTCATAATTTTTCACATCATACTTTGATAAGTTCTGAACGATTTCACGCAAGTTTTCTGTGTTTTCGCTGTCCTGTTTCAACTTAGCAATTTCTAAGCTGTTCCATTGATCGGGTGCTTTGTTTTTAAGATAAAACATTATAGCGTTAAGCTCGGGATCAACCTGTTGGCGCTCATATGATACAAGCTTTTCAATGCCATCCTCACCGATTTCATAACGTTGTTTAATGCGCCATCCACCAAAAATTTTCTTGTTCAAATGTGATTCAACTAACTCTAACGCTTTTACACTTGCAATTTCTTTAGCTTCGTTGTATGGTTGTTCATGCTCTTTTTTCCATGTGTTAAATGTTGAACTTGCTACACCTAGCGCAGAATAAATCTGATAATCATTCAAGCCATCCGCAACCTTCTTCAAAATGGCTTGTGTTGTTTTTTTGTTATTCAATTTTTTAGCCATTTTGTTTTCAGCTCCTTTTCTTGATATTTTTGATGATTTTTGTAAATTAATACAGATTATTCCTAAAAAATTTTAGTTAAAAAAGTTTGAGAGAGATTTTTTAGTGACCACCTATCGCTCTAGACCCTCCAACTAGTATTGTAGAATGGGGGGGGATTTTTTTATTTATTCTTATTGCAAATTATTTATTTTTATTTTTTAAAATTTTATTTTATTTTAGTGCGCAATGCGTTAATACTTGCAATAAGAATAAATAAAAAAAGATTATCAACTTTTTTTATTCACATGAAAGACCCAGAATTATTTCTGGAAAATCTAGCAAAAGAAAATTAAGGGGGTTCTCTATTTTTTTCTTCTTATACTATATATACTTCACCCATCATCACTTATGCCCCTTTTTTCGAAAATAAATAAAAATAATTTAAATTAAATTAAATAAAAAAAGCTAAAGCAATCGCCTTAACTCATCTCATCTCATCTGTTATAACATCAGCTCTAACACCTTCATTCTCAAATCCGTCAATTCCTTGATCACTATCTTGTTTGATTCAATCACTGTATTAACTTTACTTTCGTCAAACCATCCAGCCAATCCCATCAAAGCACCCATGCCATTCTGCTGATTCAGAAAATTAATCTTTTCATCAATCAACTCAATCACTTCATTCATATTCATATCTCACACCAAGCTTCTTTCTAATCTCCTCATCAATCATCTGCTTAATTTCATCACTCTCTCCGCCCGCATCATGTCTGCTAACTGCATTGTCAACTGAGTTAGTTAAGCTAAATTCTGTGTTCATTATCATCCAACCTTTTCATCTTTTCTATTAGCCATTTCAATAGCTCTGATAGTCCTATTCAATCTGTTGTTAAATGTTTGTGCGTTCAATCCCAAGTTCTGCTTAGTCTGCTCAACACCCAATTTCAGCACACTCTTTATAAATAATTCCTGCTCACTTCTCACTCGCCCATGAATCATCTTGATCGCTAAATCTTTTTCACTCAACACATCTTTATAACTATCAGCTTTCACAACATCTTGGTACTCACCACCCATCACATCATTATATTCTACCTTTATTTGCTTCAACTCCTTCTTCTTGCCAACACGTTTCTTACCCAATCTTTCAAGCTCACTATCATTTGAAATCTGCCATGCCTTCTGAAATACATACTTTTCAATCTTGATATACTCGTCATTCATCAAATCATGATTTCTGTCATATACTTCCAAAGCAAGAAACATGTTGCTTGTTATAATGCCCTTCGCATCTTCAACATTTCTAAACTTGTTTCTTAACTTGTTTGCGTATATGTCAGCCCATTTGCTTTTTAACATTGTTTCGATTAGTTCATTTCGTTTTTCTTCATTTGTCATTTCAGTTCTTCCATTCTTTTTTTAAATGAAAGAACCCCCCATATATTTTGCTTCTATTCAATTAAACGATCCCACACGCTCAACTTATTTCACCGTCAATTTACCATTTGTACTTTTCCATTGATAAAACTTACTTACCGACCCTGCTTGTTTCATGATTGCCATTAACTCTGCCATCTGATTGTTGTCATCCCATTTGAATGAATGCTGTTCGTCCAACGCATCCAAAACATAGTCAAACTTGAAAAGTGGCAATCCGTTTTTCACAACGTTGTTTTCATTCTCGTCAGCTGAGTAAAACAATTCAACATGATTTCTGAAATCTCTTTGATAGTTAAATCTCTTGTAGTTGATCCAATAATCTCTGTAAGTTCCTTTTTTTAATACTTTATCTTTTGAAAATGTGCTATCTTTCGTGACATGAATATACCAGACTTTTCCACCTTTGACTGCCACAAGGTCAACACCCATTACCATGTCAAGGTATTTTTCCCTAAATACCGTGTACCCTTTTGATTCTAATTGCGCTGCTGTCATTATCTCAATTAGACTACTCTTATACGCTCTGTCAGCCCTCCAAGTCACACAACTCTTAATAAAATCTTGATTAAATGCTTTAACAATTTCTGTGTACCAATCTTCTTTTTTAATCTTAGCAAATGCAATTTTCATATATTCATTTAAATATTCTGATTGACTTGGTAAACGTTTCAAGCTTTCTTCTAAATCAAAGAACAAAGTCATGAGTTTTCTTTCAAAAATACTTTCAATTTTTGCTTTTAGTTCTCGTTCTTCTTTGCTCCATTCGTACCATGAGCTTTTTGCGCTGAATACTCTTTCTTTCACGCCTTCACCTTTTACAATTTGCATAATTCTTGCTACATCTTTTTTTAATTCTGTCATTTCAGTTCTTCCATTCTATTTAATGAAAGAACCCCCATATATTTTTGCTAACTTTTAAATCTTAAAACACTCGTCCTGCCTTGTTCATTTATTTAATTTTTGATCAATTTTCTTTTCTAGCTTAACCATCTCTTTTTTTCTTTGATCAACTTCATTTTCCAAGACATCCAATTTTAGATTCATAATTTTCAGTTCTGCAATCATTGTTCTCATTACCAATTCTTCTGTCGTTGTTTGTGCTGTATTAGTCATTTTGTTTTCTCCATTTTCTTGTTATGCTACTGCTATCTTAAACAGTCGCTATCTTCTTATCTGGTCTACAACCTGCAAGCAAGTCAACACTTGCTTTGCTTTCTTCTTCTCTTTCGTCAACATTCTTAACATTTTCGAAGCTTGCTAATGCCTGCATCCGTTTAATTCTTTCGTCATCATTTATATTAATCACTTTCTGCTTATCCTCTTTCTTCTCTACTGTATCAACTGTCTCAACTTGCTCTGTAAGCTCTCTTACAACTTCATCAGTATTATCAGTCACAAGTGTTTGTAATTGCTCTGTAGCGACATCATCAGCGACTTCATTAACAACTGGTTGCACTGTCTCTTTAGCAACTCGCTTCATTCCATTAAACAATTCTTTGTCGTTTTCATCGTAGAAATATTCAACATCTTCAAGCTCTGTATTATTCATATATTTAGTATTTATTACAATCTCTTTATATAGCCCTTCACTTTTTTTCTCACTGACATAGCTATTTAACTGATTGTTGTTGTCATATCTACTCATTACATATTTCAGATTACTTTCTTCTTTGTTCTTATTTTCCATTTTGACAACCGCAAAGGATACAGCTTTTACAATTTGTAAATGTTTCAACGACTTCAACACAACTGTACGACTTCTACCATATTTTTTACCTAGATTTTCAAGCGTTTCCCAGTTGCAATATCTAGCATAATCAGCAGTCATTGCCTTTTTATTTTCTCTAAAAATTCTTTGATTGATTGATACATACAATGCAACAGCTTGTATTCTGTCATTTGTTCTTTGAATCTCACAAATATTAAAGAACTCTTGTGCAAGAACATTTGCAAAGCCAACTGTTTCACCGTTGTTATCTTTAGATTCGTAACTTATGACTTGCGACAAAAAATACAAATCATTATGCTTTCTACTAATCTTTATCGCTCCAGCTTTTTCAAGCTTGTCAATTGATGCTTCAATTTTAGTTATATGTCTTTGTTTGTTTTTGCTGTCTAGTCGCAACCTTGACATAATATCATCAGCTGAAAAAGGTTGTACTTTGATTTCTGTTGCTTTCTCATCTTCTGTAATAAATGGATAATTAAATGTTGCGATTGTCGCAAGTGTTGCATAATCCCATTCTGTAGCGTCTTGTAATCCGTATATTTTTTTAGTTAGTGAATAATATGGTTTCATGTGTGTGTCTCCTTAGACTAGGCTTTCATTGTATTTTTTCAATTCTTCGTTAAGTGCTTCATCTCTTACATAAAGACTAAATAGATTGTTTGTTTTTCTGTTCTTAGCAATAGTTAAGCATATAAATCCTTTGTTGCGTAAGTGCATTGATAACTTGCTATCATAACAGTAAAACGCTTGATAATTTTGTGGTGTCATTTTGTGTATCTCCTATTTTTTAACATATTTTTTTATTTCATACCCTCTCACTTATATCCCCATTTCAAAAACGGCTAGACCAACTTTTAAGATATTTTTTAATATTTAACTCTCTTCACTTATATATACATGCAACTTCTCTGAATGCTCATTTTTTTAAAAATATTTTTTAACTAATACCCTCTCACTTATATCCCCATTTCAAAACCCTGAATGCTCATTTTTTAGGTTAATATATAAAAGTTTTTTAGATAATATCTTCTCATATATATATACATGCAAGAAAACTCTTGGGCGGATATTATTAGCTATTTTTTTATCAACATCCTTTCACTTATATCCCCATTTCAAAAAGGTCTTGGGCGGATATTTGGATTATTTTTTAAAAAATATTTTAAAATTGCTAAATCTAAGTGCCAACTTATGAGCGTAGCGAAAAAGTTTAGGTACTATACTATTTTCTTTATTTTTATATTGTATTTTATTTTTATATGTCTTTTATTCTTATGGTACAACAACGGCATCTTTTTCCTCAACTTACATTTTTTTGAAAAATAAAATGAGGGAGCTCCCTCAACTTGCAAAATAAATAAATGTAAGTTGAGGGAGCTCCCTCAACATTTTTAGACATAAAAAAACTAGAACATAATTATTCTAGTTTCTATTGATTATATATTTAATCACTTAACATAGTTAACGTTTCCAGTTTATATTTCATATAATCAAAATCACTTCCAAAGTCACTTTTTTTTGTTCTTACTTCACTTACTAAAGAATACATTTTTTTTATTAAAACTTTTACTTCTTCATCGCTAGATAAGTTTTCAATTTTTTTTATTTTCGAATTGATACCTTCACAAAATAATATAAAAGATTCCTCGCCATAACCATTTATAAAATTGTTATAATCATTCCCATTATTTATTTTCAGCGATACAGCATAAGGAGTTAAAATATTATCAATGAAAAAATCATATTCAACTTGATATCCGTTTGACGCTGGGGTCAAAATATCAAATAATAAATAAAATCTATTCATATCTCGCATTGTTAAATTAAAGCAGTTAAAACAATACTTAATGATATCGTTTAAATATAGCGAGTAAGAATTACTAGATTTATTTTTAAAATAACCTTCTTTATCAATCTCAGGCAAATTAAATTCAAAATCAAAAAATCTATTCAAATATTTATATCCATTAAACCCTTGCCCATATAACGTTTTAATTGTATGTTCAAGTTCATTTTTGTTCGTACCAAACAGAAATACAACATCATCATGAGTGAAAAAGTGTTTAACGATTTCTAAAAGTTCTACTGCATATGAGGGTTTACATCTGTCAAGTTCATCAACTATTATCAATAATCTCTTATCTGTAATATCAGATAAGTTCTGTATCAAATCAATAATAGCTTGTTTTTGTGTGTTTATTGAGGTTATTTGTGGTGTAAAATCTTTGTTTTGTTTTGTAAAATCCTCTAATTCAATAAACCCTCCTGAAATATTTTTGACGCCCCTGCTTAAAATTTTACTACCTATTTTTTTAAACGTTTCGCTTATCTCATCTTTTATATTACTTATTTTACCTTCTAAATCATCTTCCGAAGATAATTTCATCAATAATTCACTTATAAGAGATTCCAATGGATTGTTGTATAAGTCATGCTCCCAAGAATTAAAATAAAAAGTATAATATTCTTTTTTAAATTTATCCACTATATTTTTTTCATGTGGATTTATATATTGAATATTATCTGTAGTTGTACTTAAATACTCAATTTGTTTCAAAAATACTGACTTTCCTGAACCCCAGGCACCATCTAAATTCAATATCATTTGACCTTCAATACCGTTTATAAAATTTAATAATGTAAATAAATTCTTATTACGGTTCAGTAAATTTTTATTAAATAATTCCGCAATTTGTCCAACGTTATTCGTGTCTATATCCTGTTTTTTCATTTCTAGTGTCCTTAATTTTTAGTAATCGTTTTCATTATAACATATTATATATAATCATTACTATATTTTGATAATTTTGAATATTTCTCAACCAATCAAAAAACACTAAAATATTTCATCAGTGTTCTACTATGTTTATTCCACCTATTTATATGGTAAAATACAGATTTTATCACTCAAAATTAAATTCTAATTTAGCTTCTTTATTGATGCCTTGGAACAATGTTTTGTAATATAACTTTGCAGATTCGTCCATCTGTTCATTATATTTTGACAAATATGCTTCTTGTTTTTTATTGCTCAATCGATTAACAATCAGCTTGCCAGTATCAACATCTTCGGTTGAGTTGCTTAATAATGCACCACTTGAATCATAAAGTTGGTAAGGCGCTTTGCTATCTAGCTTTATGCCTATAACCTCGTATTTAGGAATAGAAATTTTATATTTATTATCGTTGACCTTATCAATTTTCACTGGTTTCTTAATACCTAGTTTCGCTTGATAATTCAGAATAATAATTGCCTTTTTCTCAGTAAAAGGAATACCAATTTTTGTCCATGGTATAGTTGTATTATTCTCTTGTGTTTCAATTGTTTAGATACCTACATTTAAAAATACAGTTTCGTTTACTTGTTCAATATAATTAACAATTGAATAAGATTTACTATATTCTTTGCCTTTAGTCATATCTGGTATAAGATTTATTAGACAAATTACGAATACCACAATAAACAGAAAATATAGTGGTACTTTCCACAATAAAAACTTTTTAATTCCATTTAATTTATTCATGAGTTCTCCTATATAAAAACCATAATTAAAATTATTACAATTAAGATAATTAATGCGATTAGAGGATTAAGAGCAAATACCCCCAATAAAAGCAAAAAAAGCAGTAAAAAAAGTAAAATTTTCATCTTATGCACTCTCCCAAATTATTATACCATTTATTTTAAAAATAGTCTGAATAATTTCAAAAATATTATTTGTAAAATTTTAGTTTTATCAATATAAAAAAGACCATGAAATTAATCATAGTCTTTATTTATTTAGCGCAAGTTTTTAAGTGTTGAATACTGTACAGATTTTTCAACAAAGTCATCTGACTTAAGTGTCTGCAAATACTTCTGTGTCATCACAACGCTACTGTGTCCCATGTTCATTGATAACGTGTAAATATCCATCCCGTTACGCATAGCCATGTGTGCGTAAGTATGTCTAAGAGTGTGACCTGAGAATCTCACAACGCTTCTTATAGTCATTTGCTTCTTAATGTGCTTCATCATTTCAAAGATTGATTTACAATCTAGTCCACCACCATGAAAACTTAAAAAATAATATTCACAATCTTTATCTTTGCGTAAGTTTCGTTTGATTCTATTATATTTCAACATCTGTTTTTTAAGGATTGGTGTGATCGCCAACGCTCTATCTTTATTGTTCTTGCTGTTGCGTACAATTATTTGATTTTCAAGAATATCTTCATTTTTAAGGTTAGTCACCTCTGAAATTCTCAAACCACATTCCAACATCATGCTAAATAAAACAACGTTTCTTTGTGCTATCTGCTTAAACTTATGATTTTTACAGACCGCCAACATTTGCTTGATTTCGCTGTCATTAAGTGGGTAAATTATTTTCTTTTGCGTTTTTAGTCGCCCAACACGACTTGATGGATTGACTTCAATATATTCTTCATCAACCATGTAATCAAGTAACTTGCTTAGTCTATTGACTGTCACATTTATTGTTGATGCTTGCTTGCCATCATTTTGTAAAAACATCACCCACTGCTTGACATCTCGTTTTGTGATTCTGTCAATTTCAATATTCTTGCTTTGAAAATAGTCTTTGATATTTTTCAGTTTTAGTCGATAATTGTAAACTGTCTGTTCTGCGTAACCTTTAACTTGAATATCAAGTAAAAATTCATCAATGATTTCTTGCCAATTGTACAT